ATACCAGAAGAAATACCAGAAGAAATACCAGAAGAAATACCAGAAGAAATACCAGAAGAAATACCAGAAGAAATACCAGAAGAAATTGTTATTTATTATAATACAAGTGACATATATATATTAGAAGGCGAAACAGATAGTGAAAGCGAAGATGAATTATAATGTATTGATATATATACGAATTACAATATTTTGTCAATATTAAATACCATTAAGAATTTTAAACGTTGGTTTATTTTATAGAATTTTCTATGATGAATATGTCTATAATATAATTCTAAACTTATATCATCTATATCAATATTTGTATGAGATATGTTATTAGACATATTAATACGAACATCATCGCCAAAGGTATATAATTGTTTAAATGATACAATATCGTAAAAATTAAAATCTTTAGACCATTTGGTATTAAATATATGCGCGTAGTTTTTTGTTATTTTAATATATATATTATCGTATATATTACATACTGGGTGTTGGCTTGTTAAATAGATATTATTATTCATATAATCTTTTTTATCAAACCCCAAAATAAACCTCAGTGGTATAAATAAGTTTTCATTTTCTATAAAATTCATTGAGAAAGGTCCATCTCCCTTTATAGAAATCAAATTTTTATATTTATCATGCGTAATTTTAATGTTAGAGTTGCATTTATCTACTATATTTTTTTCAAGACATTGTATTAAGTCTTCTAAATTATAACATCCAACTGGTATATTTATACTTTTTTTATTATTTTTTTCAGATATTTCAATAGTATTGTTATTTTCTGTAACGTTATATAAATTATTAAATATTTCAAATGATTGCAAATTTAAATTCTTAATGTTCTTTCGTCTAAATTCAAATTTATACTCTCCATCTTTAAATAAACTATCTTCTGAAAATAAATATAAACTTTCTCTAGTAATATCCTGCTTAACATTGGTCATTATTGTATTGGTCATTATTGTATTGGTCATTGTATCATTTGTATTACCTATATCAATTAGAAGTGGGTATGTATTAACTGGAGTCGTATTAATTTCAATATCTGTACGACTTGTCTCAATATTATTTGTATGATTTGTATCACTTGTCTCAATATTATTTGTATGATTTGTATCACTTGTATCAATATTATTTGTATGATTTGTGTCAGATTTATTTGTATGATTTGTGTCAATATTATTTGTATGATTTGTGTCAGATTTATTTGTATGAATTGTATCAATATTAGTTGTATGATTTGTGTCAGATTTAGTTGTATGATTTGTGTCAGATTTAGTTGTATAGTCTTCAATAATTAAATCGATAACCATCTTATTTAGAGTAATAAGTAATTCTTCTATTGTTTCGGGTTTTATTGTCTTTTTTTGAGTATATACTGTATGTATAAATTGATTATAAATATTATTACAAGCATTGAATGTTATTTGATTTGATATTATGGAAATGTTTTTACTATTCGCAATCTTATTAATAAAATCAATATTATCCTTTGAAAAGAATTGATTTTTAATGATTTCAATATAATCATTCATAACTATATTTTTATCGATTAAATTAAAATACAATTTTTAACTCGAGTTCGTTAAAAATAAAACATAATTCTATTTACGTATTTTATAATCATATTTATAAATGCCTAATAATGTATTTACGCAATTATTTATAGATTCTTTTGTTAAAGGTGTAGGAAAAACCTCAGGTGCTCTTGTAACAATATTTGTTGGATGGCAAATGTGTAAGGTGACAAATGTTCATAAAGATTTCCTATCATTTTTACTGGGAAAACGTTCTAAAAAACGTAGAATTGAATTACCTTCAATAATCCTTAATACGGGTAATGAACAAGAATTAAGTGAACCAGACCATGAAGAAATCAATTTAGAAGATATGGAGAATGAGATAAAGTTCAAGACTTTATTTGATAGACTAGCATAGGCTAAGATAATTATATTAAATTTTGAGTTAGACATTACAGACATATTTATAATTTATATGGTTGGGGATTAAATAACGGAACTGCACCTGAACGTGTTGATTGTTCTTGTTTAGCTTGACTAAAAGCATCCTTAACTTGAAGGCGGGTATTAGTGCCAATATAACTATTAGATTGAATTTTATTGACATCTTGTAAATCTTCACATAAAGGATGGAAGCGATTAATTGAAATACCGCTAAAAATATTACAAGGTTTATTAACTCTAGTATATTCAGGTACAAGATTATTTGATTTACAATTTTCTAATTTACTAGTAAATTTATTATCATTTGTTACCTTGGATGGATCAAATCTGGATTCTGGACATCGTGATAACAGTCTAGTTTGATTTCGTAAATCATTTTCAATATCAACGGCTTTTGCTGGAATACTTTTAAATTGGTTATGCATAAATGGACTAGCATCAACATTACAGCTATCTTTGTGTTCATAAACAGTGTCAGTAATCCACTTAAAAGCACCAGTACTTTCTTCGTCCTTTTTCTTTAGATTACAGTTATCATATAAACTTTTGGTAAATGAGAAATGAGCAGACATATATTTGTTATTAATATTATCAAAGAAAAAAAAACTTCATTAAAAAAATGAAAATAAGATTAATTAAATTAAAGTAATTATGTTTGGAGCTAGCTCACTCAGCTGGTAATATAAGTAATGCATAAGTCTACGCTTGTCAAAAGCGAATTAATACTAATCATCAAAATTTAAATTGCCATATTCGCCATAATATTCTTTTGTTGCTTTATCTCTAGATTTTGCAGCCTTAATTTCGTCATTAAATCTACCTAAATATATAACTTTAATATATCAAAATCTTCTGCTGAAACAATAGAATAATCAACTATTTTTATTTCGTAATGGTATTTTATAATTCATATAAAATAAAATGAAAAAAATTAGATGCAATTAATTTTTAAATATGTATTTAAAAGAAATATTAACATTACCATCGTCAATTTCGTGGTGCGAATTAGATTATTTTAAATCAGAATATATTGCAGAATACTGGAATACATTAACTGGTATTTTCTTATGTGCTAGTAGCATATACGCGTATTTTAAAAATGATGGTATCGCAACATTATATTATTCAAATGTACTTTTATTTATTGTTGGAATTGGTACAATGATGTTTCATGCTACTCTTGTTTATATATGGCAATTATTAGATGAGATACCTATGTTGTTAATTGTAATTGAATATTATAGAATATTAACAACAGAATTATTATTAATCAATCATATACAAATATACACAATAAATTATACAATAATTTACTCATTTGTACCTATTATAATTGCAAGCTACTATATACATCCAAAATTACAAGTATTAATGTTTCAAGGCGGATTAGTGTTATCTATCATATTATTTTTTTATACATGTTATAATATAAATGCAAATTTAAACAAGATATTCTACAAAATTAATCCATTTAATTATGTAAAGAAATTTGATCATAAAACTTTAAATACTGCATCAGATATAGAATTATCTTTAAATGATAGATATAGATATAGATATAGATATAAATATAAATATAATAAAAAAAGATCTTCTAGAAACACATTTTATAATAATAATGTAATAGATACTACAAAATCAATAGATGAATTTAAAAAATATATAAAAATTAAAACGTATATTAAATATCATAGTTATCAAGGTATTTATTTACTAATGTTTAGTTTAGTAGTATGGAATATTGATAATCATTATTGTCAACATTATATTGAATTACATGCTATTTGGCATATAACAACCAGTTTAGGAATGTATAGTTGTAACGAAATTATACGTTCTTATATTATATTAAACAACTGGTTCAAAAGTAATAAAAATTTTTATATAAATGTATAAAATGTATAGTTGTAATGAAATTGTATTCTTATATATATTAGTTCAAAAGTAATAAAAATTTTAATAATATACATATAATATGGAGAAAGACGTAATGTATACTTTATATATTCATAATAAAAACATGCATGATATAGAAATACAAATTAAAAAACAGTTCAATGTTAAATTTTTAGCATTTGATCAATATGAATTAAAGATATCTTTTAATGGTGAATTATCAGATAATGAAGAAGAATCTTTATTTGCTATATTAGAAAATTTTTAATTAATAAGCTAAAAAAATTATTTGAATAAAATTGAATAATTTTTTTACGATATTTTTAATAAGATGTCTTTTGACTGTCAATCTAATGAGAATGACATAGACTTGTCCGAAAATAATAAAATTTTAGTGTATAACGTGTTAGATTACAAAGTTTCTACAATTACAATGTCGTTACAGATTCCAAATTGTAATTTAAATTTGATGAATATTGGTAAATATTTAGAAATTGATGACAATATTATAGGTATCAAATACAATTTTGGTAAATCAAGTATTTTAAAAGGAAAATATTCCACGTCAATTTACAAAAAATCTAAAACTAAAAACCAAAACAAAATTAACAAAACACTTTTTTACAATCAAGTTTCTATTATTGTTAATTTAAATCCTACATTACAAGATAAAATTATTAATGTTAAATTATTTGGTAATGGATCACTTCATTTAACAGGTGTTAAATACCCATCAGAAGGAAAAGAGATTATTATTCTTCTATATGCTAAATTACTAGATTTATGTAAAAAATACGATACCATTTTATTGACATCTGATGTAAATAACGTGTATTTAGATAATAATAATAATGTATATAACCGTGATAGTAATAATAAAACTATTATAGGTTTTAAATATGTATCGGATAATGAAGTTCTTTATAATATTCACAAGAAAGATTATATAATTGATCCAAATACAACTCTATTTATTTCCAAAAAATTCGAGAGTAAAAGAACTAAACCTTTACTAAATTTGAACGGTGAAAAAGTAGGAGTATCACGGATAGAATTACTTAAGAATAAAAGTAAATTATATAAAAATAACTCAAATGTTAATTTTGATTACCAAAATGGATTCATCTATTATGACGGAGATGGTAAATCTAATATAATTGGTAAAATTGTATATGATTATACAGACAATATTTATTCTCATAACACAAACCATACAGATATAGATCCAATTATTGAATATAAATATAACTGTAGTCCATTTTTACTAGAGTCAACTCTTTATACTATTGAAAATCTAGATAAATTGACAAAACAAGAATTACAATCCGATATTAACTGTATCAATATTTACCTAAAACTAGATTTTGAGCTTAATAGACAACGATTATTTAATGAATTAATTAAAAAATCATATATTACAGAATACAAACCAGAAAAATATTCTGGTGTAAAATTAAGATATAAAATATCAAAACAATCCACGCAAAAGTTAGGATTATGTGAATGTACTAATAAATGTACATGCAATAATATCACATTTTTAATTTTCCAAAGTGGCAATATTATAGTAACAGGTTTTAAATCTCTAGACGACATCCATGATATCGTTAATAATTTCAAAACATTAATTTTATCCATCAAAAATACAGTTAGAATGAAAACATTTAAAAACATTTAAAAACATTTCAAAACATTAATTTTATCCATCAAAAATACAGTTAGAATGAAAACATTTAAAAACATTTAAAAACATTTAAAAACATTTAAAAACATTTAAAAACATTTTTCGCGACTCAATCACACCTCACCCTGTTGCCCTTACACCTGGCTAAAAAATATATATAAAATGTGAATGTCCATGACTTCTCCTTGAGTACATGTCTTTGATCTGGAGAGTGTGTGGGATTTTTAACTTGTATGTATTTTTAATTTGAACAATACATACTTAATTTGGACATTTTAGATAAATATTTTATCTACACTAATTATAAGTATGTCAGCTAATAGTTGGAATTTCAAAGACAATTTAACCATAGATAACAATAAATTTCTTAAATTTTTGGATTCTACCGGCGTTACCAAAAATAATGTTATAGGACTTAATACAGCATCGAATTTGTATATTAATTCGGCTATTAGTGGTGATATATATTTTAATAGTGGTTCAAATACAAAAAGCAATACATTCTTTCATACTAATAGTATTGGTAATGCATTTATAACAACACGACTAGCAGTTGGTATAAGTAATACATCTAATATTAATAGTAATATCGCTTTGCCAATAAATAGTTATATTGGTATTAATACAACACAGGGAAGTCATATTGGATATCTAGGCTTGGCAGCAAGTAGTTCTCTCCTTAATACATCTGGTAGTAGAATAATCATGTATGGTATTGATAATACATCTGGTTCAGGACAAATTAATATGTATGCTGGAAATAATACATCAGGTCATATTCAATTTTATACACAAAATGATAATATGAAAATGCAAATTCTAAATTCTGGAACAACTAATTTTCAACCAAATGGTTCTACTATACGACTTTCTGTAGCTGATGCAAATACTACAATTACTAATCCTCTGTATGTTACATCAACCGTTCCAAGTACAGCTTCTAATAATGGAGCCTTAGTTGTATCAGGAGGAATTGGTGTAGGTGGAAATTCTTATATTAATGGTACCTTAACTATCAATTCACTTGTCGGTAATATTAATTTTAACAGTTCTGTTCCATCTACTGGTTATTCAACTGGTGCAACATATTATAATGGAGGTGTTGGTATCGCTTGTACAGTTTCAGCTACTAGTGAAACTTCTGGCGGAGCATTATCAGTTGCTGGTGGTTTCGCATTAGGTAAAAATGCTATTTTAGGCGGAAATATTACTGTATATAGCACAAATAATAGTATATCAGCTCTTACTGGTAGTGGTATATTTTACGGAGGTATTGGTGTTAATGGTCAAGTAAATATTAGAAGTAATTCTAATTCTCAAATAAAATTAACACCGGTTACTAATGGAAATGAAACAAGTATTTATTTTGGTAATCAAAACAATTATACAACTTCTGGTAGTTGGACATTGGGACAAAATGTTCTAGGTGTAGGGTCCGGAAATTTTGCTGTTGGTAGCGCTCAACATGGTAGTTATATTAGATTAATTAATAATGTGATTTATTTAGATGATTATACAAGTTTATCAAATACACTCGATATTTATAATAATAATATCACTGATTTTATTACTTTTAGAAATACATCTAATAATATTGCGTGGAGTTTTGGAAGATTATTACCATCCAATGACCTTCATATTTCACGTTTCTCATCTGGAAGTTTAGTTGGAACATTAATTACAGCAGACATTAAAACAGGTAATGTTAATATCTTGGGAACAGAAAATAGCCAAACAACAAATAGTGGCGGGGCTCTTACAGTTAGTGGCGGAGCTAGTTTTGCAAAAGATGTATATATAGGTGGTAATGTATATGGTGGTACTATTACATTTTCAGGAAATCTACAATCTGGAACAAGTTCTGATGTTAACTCCTTTAGTTATCTTACGTTAACTGCAACAAATGCATCTATTAACCTAACAAGTGGTGGTTTAGTTACATTTGGAGGTATAACTATTAAGTGTAGCACAGATTCAGGTTCTATTACAAACGGTGGTGGATTATTAGTAGCTGGTGGAGCCTCTGTTATTAAAAGTATGTATGTTGGTAATACTATAGCAAGTAATACAGTAACGAGTAGTAATGCTTATATTACTAATTCAACTATGACAAATATGTTATCTATTAATGTAACTACCACTAATCTGTTATCTACAAATATTACAACATCAAATATAACTACAACAAACATTATATTAACATCTCAGACTTTTGGAAGTATAACTGGTACAAATACAACTACAACTAATTTAGTCTCAACTAATTCAACTACTGGAACATTAAACAATACAAATATAATTAATACCAACTTGTCGAGTTCAAATGCAATACTTACAAATATTACATCTACAAATACGGTATTAACAAATATTAATTCAACAAACACTACAATTACAAACTCAATTATTACAAATCAAACTTTATCTAATGTAGTATTAACATATGCAACTGCTGGAAGTGTTTTAATAACAAGTACAGCTAATCTCAGATTTAATTCAAATACTGTTGGTAGTATATTTACAACCGGTGGAAATGTAGGTATTAATACAACATCCCCAGCTACCGCTTTAGATGTACGTGTTGCAGGAGATTCCGGAGGATTAATTGCTCAATTTGGTTCAAATACAGGAACTGCTATTTCAAGAATTAAATTATATGACCAAATATTCCCAGGAAGCCAAGGACCAAAAATTCAATTTGATGCTGGTAATATTAGTATAATTGAAAGTAGTTTAGGTCCAGTAGGTATTATCGGTACATATATTGGTATAAATACAACAAGTCCTGGTTACACACTCGACGTAAATGGTACTTTTAGAAGTAATAATACAACATTTATTGCAAATACAGTTAACTCCATTACAAATTCCGTGGGCGCAATTAATCTTTCCGGTGATATCGCTTTATCTAATTCTACAAGAAATACTATTATATTTAGTCAATCAGGTGTATCTGCACCAACAACGACGGTTAGAAGTCCTGGAACCAAAATAGTACTATATCCATCAATTACAGCTAGTAATATTGATTATGCTTTAGGTGTTGAAAATTCTACCGTATGGTTCAGTTCTCAAGGAGGTCAATTTAAATGGTATTCTAATACAACTGCAGCTAATATGTTTTTAACAAGTAATGCCCTCGGTATTAATACAAAAAATATAGCACCAGCATATACCTTAGATATAAGTGGCACTGGAAGATTTACAGATACTTTATTAGCTCAATTTAATTCTAATACATTAGGAAATTTATATACAACTGGTGGTAACGTCGGTATTAATAATGTTTCTCCTAGTTTCAGATTAGATGTTTCAGGAACTACTCGTATTACATCTGGTAGTTTTGCTGCTACATTTAATACAAATACGATTGGTAATATTTTTACAACAGGAGGCAATGTAGGTATTCAAAATACTTCCCCTAATCAACGTTTAGAAATAAGTACTATACCTTATTCTGCAAATCAAGATGGTGGTTTACGTATTAGTACTCGAAATTATCTTGGTTTGAATGATGCTAGTTATAGATATATTGATATTCGATTAAAGAGTGATGTATCTTCAAATTATCGTGGATCAATTGTAGGTACGTTAGCTGGTGGTATCCCAACAGAATATGAATACATGTCATTTTCACAAGATGGTTATATAAATATTTACGCATCAAGTAATTTCCAAAATATTACAAGTTGTAGTAATAGTTCAACCGGTAGTGTTGTTCTACAAGGTGGATTATCTATCAATTGTAGTACAAATGCAACTAGTGTTTCAAATGGTGGAGCACTTACAATTGCCGGTGGCGCTGCTATTGCTGGTGACCTTATCGTTGGGGGAACGATTCGTTATGGAAATTCACAATCAACAAACAGTACATTTGATTATTTAACTCTCACTGCAACTAACTGGTCAACGAATGTATCTAATGGCGCATTGATTGTGGTTGGTGGTATTTCAATTCAGAACACTACCAATGCAACAAGTGCATCTTCGGGTAATGGTTTAACTATTGCTGGTGGAGCAGGAATTGGTGCCGATTTATATGTAGGACAAGTAGGTTATATTCCAAGTGTTATTTCAACAAATAATACAACAATTAATTTAGTTGTCACAAATATAACCAATACTAATTTATATGTAAGTAATGAATTAAAAGCACAATTTAATTCCAATACACTTGGTAACTTGTATACAACTGGAGGTAATATAGGTATCAATACAAAAACTCCAGCTAGTAAATTGCATATTAATGGAAATGGCGGTGAGAATACTATATTTGAAGGTACAGACCACGTTTATCTACAATTTTATCCATTTGGATATTCTAATGGAAGAAAGGGTTATATAGGCTTCCCTAGTCCAACTGTCAATATCAAAAATTTAAATATTTATAATGAAGCAACATCAGGAAATATAGTATTAAATAACGCAGCTGGAGGTTCTATAAGATTAGTTAATGATAATACAATAGGATTAACAGTTACAGGTGGTAACGTAGGTATTAATACTGTTTCACCTGGACAAACATTTGATGTAAATGGCACTGGAATTATAAGAAGTATTGTAGATTCAAGTAATAGTACAACAGCTGCATTTATGGTAACTGGTGGTGTAAGTATTTCAAAAACATCTAATGCTACATCTACTACAAATGGTGGGGCATTGACAATTGCTGGAGGTGTCGGTATATTAAAAGATGTTTATGTAGGAGGTACAGTAACATCCAGTTCAGATAATCGTCTCAAGAAAAATCTACGACCTTTGGAATCAATACTTGCTAAAATTGAAAGAATTACTCCATTAAAATATAACTCAATTCATTCCTTCGACCATAACGACCATATAGGATTCATAGCACAAGACTTTGAAGAACATTTCCCAGAACTACTAATGAGAAATAGTCAAGATGCTTATTATAGTTTAGCATATGATAGAATTACAGCATTAAATATGGCATGTATCAAAGAATTAAAACACGAAAATGAAATATTAAAGAAACGACTTGATGACTTGGAAAAGCTCTTTAACTTGTAATTTCTTAATGTCATATGCAATGGATACGTGTATGGTAAAATTAATTAATTTCTTAAATAACTAGAATTTCAAAATGATATTGTCAATATTAATTCTAAATTTTAAATATTTTATTTATTGATTAATTATATAAAATGTCTCGTTCTTTTACAATTGAAAGTATTCAAAAAACAAAAGGTGGTCGTATAAATTATACAGGAGGAAGATTTCTTTCAGAAACTCCTATAGGTGCTGCCAGAAAGGCATTTAGCAAAGCCTATCATTCTATTAACGCAACTGGCCCATTGAGTCTTAAGGTTAAGATTCGTGAGACTACCCAAGGTTCTATGCATAAAACATATGATTATAGAGTAACTAAAAAGTCAGAAACGGTAGAAGTTGAACGTAATGGAACTACAATTACATATAATTTTACTACCAAAGTCAAATCTATTTAATTAAACAAGTGTGGTCTAATTAAATAAATTTTACAATGCTTATCATCATTCTTTAGAGTTTGAGTTAAAATTTCTAGAATTATTAACCTCTTTGGAATAAAAATATTCCTACTAACATAACGTTTAAACGGCAATGAATTTAAGAGTGAAATCAACCGTACCAACTTCTGTACCTGGTGCTGGACGATAGAATAAGTTTGGATATGAGTTTGCTGGCCAAGACATACCTAACATTTCTCCATTTGTACCTTTAATAGAAATAAGACGAGCAATTTGACCACAGGCATCTGCAGAATTACGTCTACCAACAACAAATATAGCATATGGAGATGTACCCGTAGCAATTTTTGGTCTAACTAAAATAATAAATACACCATATTTAGGGTAGGTATAACCTAATTGAATAGGTGTAGGTATAGATGTAGATGGGTCAAGTTCTACTGGAGTAACATTTGGGGGTAATTGTGTTGTAAATTGAATATCAGCTGTCAAGTTATTGATACTGTTAACTGTTAAAACATTTGCCTTAATATTATTGACATGTAAATTAATATAATGTTGTGGATCCGCTATATTACCATATTCACCTATAGAACGTGAACAAACTAATGCGTATTCTTTATTAGATTCATCCCACATACTAACAATCCAATGACAAGGATAAAGAGAGAAAGTTAATGTTTGATTACCACTTAATCCGCTAGGTGAAACTATGTCACCTGGATAATCCATACCTTCAGTTGGAACTGGGTTTCCTAAACCAGTTGGAGCAGGATTAGTTTGGTCAATTGTATTATAAATCGTAAATGATGCTGTATTTGTAGTTAATGTAGTAGACGCTTTAATACGTCTAATCCAACAATAATCATTTGAATGGTCTTCTATGACTGGGCTACCCATTGTAGAACCATTATAATAAGTAACTTTTAACCAATATCCAGCATAAGAGTCTGATATCATATTAAAATCTGTAGTAGAAATACTAACCGAAACTGCACTTGAGCTTCCAGAAGTAACAGATGTAATATTACCAATAAATTCAGGTGTATCAGAAATAATAGACCCAGATAAACTTTGACATACACCATTACCAACTGGTTGATAACGTTTAATAGCTAATCCACCATCTAAGGATGTACTCTCTGGTTTATTATTAACTTGAATAAAATTATCCTTTATTTGAATGATAGTGGAATCATACGTAGTTGTAGTACCTTGAACATCTAGATTACCCCTAATTGTTGTAGTAGATGTTGGTGTACCAATTGTTACTGGTGCAGTAACAGTTGTACCAATATTAATCCCATTAGTACTATCACTTGTTTGAATATTTATTTGACCCCTAGAACTCAAATATGTACCACCACTTGTTCTTAAATAAATTGAATCTCCAGCAACTGATTCTGAACATAATATTAATTTATTGGATTGAGTGGTTTCTGTACCATAAATCCCCTTGACACAAATTGTTAAATCTTGACCAGAATCAGCTGTTGTTTGATTAATAAAAGTACTAGCAGCTCCTCTAGCAGTTAAATTAATCCCTCCAAATAAGGTCGAGGCAGTTAATCCACCTGAACCAGTATACATGGACACACCACCCGAACCAGTTGTAGCATTCGCTATTAAAATAGAACCATCAGTATTTGTATTTCTAATCATAATAGCATCAATATTACTTGTACCTTCACTTTCTAATATTAAAGAACTATCTGTAACTCCTCTAACTGCAATAGTTAAATTTTTATCAGCCCCAGCACTATCAACAATAAAAGAACTAGGAGCATCACGCGCTAAAATATCAATAGAACCACCTGTATTTGTATGAGCAATTAACCCATTGCTACCTGCTAGAATACGAATTTGACCCGAATGACTACCATTACTCGTATTAGTAAGAAAAATCCTACCTTCCTGATGCACTGTATTAATTTGAATAGCATTTTTATTTGTATTATTACCATCACTCTGAATTAATATACCTGAATCAGTATTACCCGTTAAATTAAGGGTTAGATTTTGATTAGCTTGACTAGAATTAACTGTAAATGTTCCAGTACCATTGTTAGCAGTGAGACTAATATTACCAGCAGAAGTTAGTACATCAACTCCACCAACACCTGTTGTTAATCTATAACCACTATTCTCTCCAGTTAAAAGAGAAATACCACCTCCTGCATTTTTATTTGTAATTTGAATAGCTGTCGCTGAATTTAATGAGGATTCTAAAACAATAGTATTACCAGCAGAAATTTTAACACTGTTATTAATTGACGCTAATGAAATAGCAGCATCAACAGACATTGAAATTTGATTACCACCACTAACTTGTAATGGCCCCCAAGTAGTATCAATATGTGTTTCTCGAAGATTTGTAGAGTTACCAGTTGTACCTACAACATTTAAACTTAATGCTAAATTAGCATTCTCTTTAACTCCAATACCACCATGTACTACTAAACTACCAGTTGACGCATTTAAACTAGGAAGTGTTGAATTATAACCAATTTGCACTTGACGGGATACAAACATATCACCAAAACCATATAGACCACCATCACCTGGATTGCTTGAAGCATCACATCCAGGTTCTATAGTTACAGTTCCATGAAATAATGTTGCTAAAGGATTAGATGGAGGTGTAAACTGTGACATTTATTATATATAAACTATATCTATATTTATAATATAGATAAATAAAAAAAAAAATTATAAACGATAAGGAGTGTTTTGTTGCATAAATTGTTTTATGTTGAGAAAATTTATTTTATGTTCATATTATAATGAACATAAAAAGAAAAAGCCCCCCTGAATCTGCAACATTATTTCCTATAGGAACTGTAAGAATAGGTAACGATGGAGAATATTGGAAAGTTATCTTAACAAGCAATAATGTTAAAAGATGGCAGAAAGACACCTCTACACTACCTAAAACAACAAAATCTGTCAAAACTCCTAAAAGTAAATCTAAAAAGGCTAAACGTAAATCTAAAAAGTCCAAGTCAGTTAAACGCAAATCTAAAAAGTCTAAAAGTAAAAAACCAAAGTCAGTTAAACGTAAAAGTAAAAGTGTTAAACGCAAATCTAAAAAGTCTAAAAGTAAAAAATCAAAGTCAGTTAAACGTAAAAGTAAAAGTGTTAAACGCAAATCTAAAAAGTCCAAGTCAGTTAAACGTAAAAAGTCAAAGTCAGTTAAACGTAAAAGTAAATTAGTTAAACGTAAATCTAAAAAGTCCAAGTCAGTTAAAACAAAGTCGAAGAAAAGTAAAAAATCAAAGTCAGTTAAACGTAAATCTAAAAAGTCAAAGAAATCTGTTAAACGTAAATCTATACCTATAAATATACCGACTTCTAAAAAATTTAATAAAAATACATTTGGAACAATGTTAGCTCATAAATATAATGGTCAAGATCCAACTGGTTATTATATAAGTGAAAAATTGGATGGTATCAGAGCGATTTACGATGGTGAATCTGATTCATTTATGTCAAGAAATAATAAACCATTTTTCGCACCTAAATCTTTTACTGAAAAATTCCCTAAAGATTTAGTTTTAGATGGTGAACTTTATACTAAAAGAAAAGATTTTGCTGGTACAGGTATATTCCGTAAAAAAAATCCAGTTGAGTCTGAATGGAAAAAAGCAAAATTTATGGTGTTTGATATGCCACTTATTAATCTGCCATTTAACGAAAGATATACTCTTATGAAAAAATTATTAAAAGATATTCCTCATTTACAAGTCGTTGAACATACTATTGTTAAAGATCTAAAACATATGGATACAGTTCATAAAAATCTAGTTGAAGCTGGTGCAGAAGGGTCAATGCTCCGACATCCTGATTCATTTTACGAAAATAAAAGAAGTCATCATCTCTTAAAAGTAAAAGATTTCTTTGACGATGAAGCTATTGTAGAAGGTATGGAATTTGGTGAAAATCGTAATAGTAATGTTATGGGGGCTTTACATGTTAAATGGTTAGATAAACCTAATATTCATTTTAAAGTTGGTAGTGGTTTTGATGATATACAACGTAAAAATTGGAAAAAATTATTTCCAAAAGGAACTATAATTACTATAAAATATTGGGAAATTGATAAGCATTCAAAACGTCCGAGATTTCCAATTTTTTTAAGAATTAGAGAAAAAGAATAATTGAATGGTTTTTTGGACAATTCACATTTAGAAGTAGGCTGAGTGAGGCTGAATAAATTATTTATTTCATATTTAATATTAATATGAAAGAAATAGTATTTGAAAGAAGTTTTGCTTCACATACCAAAAGTAAATTTTGGAGTGAACTAAATGATTTAAAACCACATGAAGTGTATAAATGTAGTGGTAAAAAATATTTATTTAATTGTGATAAATGTAACCATGAATTTGAATTAACACCTGCTCATATTATACATGATAATAATTGGTGTCCATATTGTGTTAATCAAAAATTATGTGAAAATGATAATTGTACTATATGTTTTAATAAATCCTTTTGACCAAGAATAAAGTATAATTGAACGTTAAAGTGGAAGTTTTTTATTTTGCTGGTCTACTAAATTTCGTAAACCCAGTTTTGGTAAAAGTATTGGTAAATGTTTGAGGAGTTATTTGAGTCGTCATTGGTTTTAAATCATGTGGATGATTTTTAACTGTTAAACCAGTAGTTTTTTTAAATTGGGTCATTAAGTCGGAAACACCTTGGCCACAACAAGCTGACATGATGTTTTTATTATTACACAATAAATTAATTTTATGCATTTGAATTTATAAAACAACCTTTAAATTACCAGTTTTGTCAACATAAATAGTACCCCTACCAGTACTTTTAGCGTCTTGTTCATTAAAATTTATTCCCAATAACATTAATTGATTTAAATCATTCAACACAAATGTTGCATCTCGATTCTTTATATATAATTTTTGATTTACACCTTCTATTGTCATATTTTCCGGTAAACAAAAATCTTTTCCAGGTGGGCCTCGAGGTCCCATTGGACCATATCCCTGAATACCAGGTAATCCCTGCGAACCTCGTAGTCCTATGTCACCTTTTTCTCCTTTTTCTCCGATAGGACCTGGTATACCAGATGGTCCCTGGGTGCCTACTTCTCCTTGAGGCCCTTGAGGTCCAATTGGACCCTGAATTCCTGGAATACCTTGTGGTCCAATCTCACCTTTCTCACCAGGCGGATCCTGAGGATTTAATATATTATTCTGTTCATTCATAAATATTTAAACTAATTAATATTTAAGCATTAAAAAAATTTTCGATTTTAACCCATACTATAATAACGTTAATTAATTAATCCAACTTTTAATCCATTGATTCCACATTCTTTGATTTCCTATAATAGTATCCAATCTTTTATGCCTTAATTTAACTTTTTGCGGTATGATTTCTACACCTTCTCTTAAATCTTCTAATAATTGATTTTGAGACTCTAACTCTTTATTTAATTGTTGCGCAATTTCTTTTTGCCTTTTGATTGATTTAAGCAATTCTTCATTTTGTTTATCTTGCTCTTTAAAAATCACCAAATGTTTATTCATTTGTGTTTTATATTAAAAAATAAAATATTATTCTATATTATAAAATCATCAATCTATATCATAAAATGAACAGAGGCATTGTAAAAGAAAAACGTTCACAGCGTCCCATACCTTTACCT